GTAACTACAGTGCCAGCACTGGCAGTGACAGCATTGGCTGTGTTGCTTGAAGCACGAATTATCGAATCAACAATGTTCAAGGTACCTGCAGTGATCTGAGGCATCAAGCAATCATTGGCTCCCTTGATCAACACACTGGCTCCGGCATTGTTGACCACTAGATTGGCAATTTTGTTGCCTATGATAGTGGTGATACCCGATCCAGATATCAACACATTGCCAGTTGTCTGTAGTTCACAATCATCAACTTCCACATAGCCAGAACTGCTTTTGGTAAATTGCTCGTCCACAGTTGAACTATTGATGTAGGCCTGTGCGTTGCCTGTGATGGCCAGATTGGTCATTTTGAGTCCAGCGATCCTGCCTGTGGTATTGGCAATGGTCACTGTGCCGTAGACCAAGGTGCTTGCACCTGTAGCATCATAGGTTATTAACTGTGTGGCCAGATTGGTTATTGTGGGATTTTCTGTGTATCCACCTGGATGTATCACAATAGTGTTGCGACCGCCTGCGACCTGTGTGAGTGCGTGAGTTATGGTCAGATATGGTCGTAGTATGGTTCCTGTGCCAGTGCTGTCATTGCCGTCTTTGCTGACATGCATTTCAAGATCAAAACTGGTACTGACACTGGTCAGTTGACTGCCGTTGCCAATAAAATAGTTGCCGGTGACGTTGCCTGTGGTGCTTACTGTGTTGCTACCAAATGCAGCCAAGAACGTGGCCACGTTGGCATTGCCATAGGTTGCGGAAAGTCCTGTGAGTTGTGAGCCATTGCCCAGGATATAGCCAGCTGTGACGTTGCCTGTGGTGGATAGTGTGTTGCTTCCAAATGCAGCCAAGAATGTGGCCACATTTGAATTTCCGTAACCAGCGGCACCGCTGAGTGTTATGGTAGCACCGTTTGTGCCCAGGTTAGCAATGGTAAATCCGTTGCCTTCAAAATCCAGCGTAGCGGCATTGTTTGTAACTACCACACCGTTGGCCAATATTGTGATGTATCTTTGCTGTGAAGCATTCACTACATTTTGCGTGACGTCGGCAGTGGCCGCTGTGTCTACTGCCTGTTCTACCACAGGAATAACTGCGCTGGTGCTGACAACTGGAACCACAACCGGTTGTTCATATACTGGCAGCACGTTCTGTGCTGTTGCGGTGTTTGTGCCAATTCCAGGGCCTGGGGCCACTGGGGCCGGGGCTCGATCGATGTTGTTTCCCAGCACTGGCTGGGGCACAGTACCTGGCAATGGTGCCGGGCTGTAGTTGATATTGTTGTTGGTGGGCATAATTTTGGTGGTCTCTTGCTTATTTATTTGCAATGTAACACTTGTTGGTTTTCAAAATTTTATGCCATGGTCAGTATTTAGTCACCAGGTTTAGACATAATAACACCATGTTATGCGCTGTGCACCGATTGTAAATAGGTGGGTCCGAGAGGACTTTTTTTACCAGGAGAATTGCACTTGAGCAGACAACGGTCAACGAAAGCACAAAAAAGAATGAATCAGGTAGTAGAAAACACCATAGCCTTTAACCCGGCACCTAAGGCGGCACAGCGCCGCATAGACTTGATCCCTCGCACACGAAATCAAGAACGCTTGGTCATGGCTCTACAAAATCCTGACGCTCACATAGTAGTCACAGTGGGACCTGCAGGGACGGGCAAAACTTATCTAGCTATGCAAGCGGCCGTAAAGGCGCTGAGAGAAGGTGCATGCGATAGGATCGTAATGACACGCCCAGCAGTGGGTGTGGAGGGAGAACAACATGGTTTCCTCCCGGGCAATTTGGTTGCCAAAATGGAACCATGGACTCGTCCCTTGCTAGACGTCATGCGGGAATATTACCGTCCTCAGGACATCGTGGCCATGATAGAAGATCAAGTAGTGGAAATTGCGCCCCTGGCATTCATGCGCGGCCGTACTTTTAAAAACTCATGGATTATTGCTGACGAAATGCAAAATGCAACACCAGCACAGGCCAAGATGCTTATGACACGCATAGGAACGAATTCACGGATAGTCATCACAGGAGATGTTGAGCAAGCTGACCGACATAGCGGAGACAACGGCTTGCTGGATCTTTGTGAGCGATTACAGCAGACGCCTGTTGAAGGTATCTCTGTTTGTGCGCTGGAGTCCCGTGATGTACAACGTCACAGGATTATTGGGTCAGTGTTGAAACTCTACGCAGATTAGGAGGTGATAAGCTCGTAGATTTCCCGCCAATTTTTGACAGTCGGAAAATGCTCGTTGGCATGCTTCATATTATGACCATGTTCCATTAGGATACTTTTTAACCCAAGCTCGTGTCCAACTTCAGCATTTTCCGGTTTGTCTTCCACCCACCAGCACCCGGAGTCACGATATTCCTCCAGTGCTTCGTGCTTGTCTGCCCCGGTGTCCAGGCAAGTGACACGTTCAAACACCGTTTCCCCAAACAGTTTTCGCAGATTCATTTCACGTAGACGTTGAGCATTGATGTCTCGGCTCAAACTTGTGATGCAGTGGAAAACATAACCATGTTCTTCGTGCAGCCGTTTCACATAGTACATGGCATCACGCAGGGGCGGTAAGAATCCAATGGCTGCCGACTCGTTGAACATGCGGATTAATTTGCGACCCTGTGCTGGGTCAATGCCATAACGTTCGCCAATGTCGTACACAAACTGACCGCCTTCGATCTTGGAAAAGCCATGCTCTTCCATCCATATGGCAAAGGCATATTCCCAATTAAGCAGTACGCCGTCGGCGTCAACTAGGATCAGCTTCTGCGGGTTGTATTTGGGGTTTGGGTTTCTCTGGCTTGACAATTTCATATCCGTTTTCGTTAAACAGCCGCTCAATGGTGCTGGCATAGTGTTGATGGTAGTAGCCGACAATTCGGTCCCAATCTCGGGGCACTTGTTCTCCGCCCATGCTGCATTTTAACACTTTTAACTCCTTGAAGTCAAGTATCACATTGGCCGTTTGTAGGTCACGAGTTTTTAAGTTTCGGCTCACGGCCATGGTCTCGTCAATTTGGCCATCAGCTTTTTTGTAATAGGTTAGGATCAGGTATCTCATGTTTTACTTAATGATCATTCAGTGACTGATAATTTTTCTTGTTTCTATCTAACAGCAGCGATAACAAATCATGATTGGGATCAATATCCAACTCCTGGCACAGTGTTTGATAGGCATGTGTAGTCTTATCAAAATTACAAAAAAAGTCTTCGTACTGTATTTCTATATCGTTACTGGGCAGAGTTTGTAATTGATGTTGATGACCGGGAAACATGTCCCCGTAGGTCAATGTTTTTTGTCTATACAATTTTAACACAGAATCAACATACTGTTTGTTTTTATTTTGCAGTAAAAATTGCAGTTCAAAAAAATCCTGTATGGGCCGAGACGAAACTTTGCGATCAAATTCTAAAAAAATTTTGTCAATGTGTTTGTCGCAGTTGATTTTTATAAATCTTGTGTTGTTGACTTTTGCGCAAATTTTTCTCACATGGTCAGGCCACTTGTATAAGTGATAAGGCACTGCAATTTCTTTGATGTTGTGTTGGTCACAGTGCAGTAAAAAAGTTTCAAAGTAAGATTCAAAATTCCAGTCCCAGTCAGGATTTACAATGCTGTTTGAATTCAACCACTTTTGTGTGTGATCGGGGTTCTGTTGTTGATCAAACTCTAACTTATGACCAAAATGAGAAGATATGAATCTGGCAATGAACTCGCCACCAGCACCGTCTTGATAATCAACAACAATAAATTTATTCACCGCGATTCAACAACAGTTTGATTGTTTTTGCCCACATGCTGTGTGTTTTGGGCCCCGGATGAGTGCCTGAAACATCGTCATCAACATGCGGCATGAGATTAATTGCACCTTGACGTTTCTGTCCCGAACTAATATGTAGTACACCTGGTGCAATTTTGTTCACCGAATCAATCATGTCTTGTATTGGCTCCGGTCGGTCAATCCAGAAAAAAACAATTTTGGTGTATTTGCTGTACAGCTCACTGGCAACGAATCTTTGAAGATTGGTCACACTGTGATGATTCATGTAGCCGCCACTGAGACCATAATTTTGACTGTTTTCAAAATGCGATGTCAGTATGTGTGGCTGTTCAATTCCAATACCAAACACAATGCTATTTCCAAAAAAAGCATAGCCGGGCACTGTGTTATAGTTGTAAGGTGATCTAAACCCGTGATCGTTGATTTTGTATTCAATCAATCCTGTGCTGTCTTTGCCCCATTGACGCAGTGTTTGTGAACGTCGTTCCCAGGCAAAACTGTAGCAATTTTCGATCATGCAATTTGACTTAACTCAATCAGTGTGGCACTCAAGTTGATTTCTTGATCGGCCACCAAGGGAATCTTGGCTATGCCATCACGTATGATCACAATGGCTTGATCCTGTTGTTCCGGCGTCGTACCAAACAAGTCTAAGTTATCATACATCCAACGGAAGATTTCGTTTGTTTCTTCTGGATCTGCGCTCTGGCAAAGCAATGTACGTGCTTCTTTGACTCGTCCGTGCTTGAACAAGTCCACGCAATCCAGTTTCCAATCACGTACAGATTTATCGCTGGCATTTGGTGCAGCCAATGTGCCTGACACCGAGTTTGGCTGTACCAGATTCAAACACTTGCGCAGATCTGGATATGTGGCCTTGACATACGTATCCAGCACATCCAGATCAAACTCCACACCTTCTGTGACCAACACAGTGGCCACTCTGGCAGTGAACTCTGTATGATCTGTTTTGGTGATATGGAAACCTTGACAACGACTATGAATTGGCGGAATAATTTTGCTTGGGTAGTTGCAAGTGAGAATAAACCGCACAGTCTGACTGTAATCTTCCATGAGATTGCGAAGTGCGGGCTGCACACTGTTTGGATTCATGTAGTCTGCTTCGTCAATCAACACCACCTTGAAATCACCAAACGGCATGGTTTGACAAAAACTAATCAGCTTGTCTACCCACTCGACCTTGCGAGCTTCTTTTGAACCATTGGCATACATCACATCGTATTCGTCCACACCCAGTTCGTTGATCAACAGTTTGGCCAGCGTGGTTTTGCCTGTGCCTGCAGATCCCGACAGCATCAAGTGCGGGATTGAACCGTCCCGGATCCACTGTGTCACCTGTTCGCGTTGACTATCATCCACAAACACATAACCATCCACAGTACTGGGACGATATTTTTCCACCCAAAGTTCTTTCATTTCTTTAGCTCTCCGCCGGTACATGAACCATCTTGAAAAAATTGATCCACAGTTTGTTTACGATATTCTTCAAGTTCTGCCAGTCTTGCCTGTTCATCAGCAGTTTCTTCAAGATCTTTAAATGTTGGTTGTTTTCTGAATATGGCATCGTAGTTGTTGCCAAATGTTTGTTGGTCCACTGAGAATGGACGAGGTTTACTTCCTTTGCTCATTTCTATTGTTCCACCATTGTTTAATTACGTTCCAGAAGGGAACACGATGAGGACAGCGCCCTTGATTATAGTTGCAACCAGCTTGTATTTGACATCCACAAGTATTACATTTTGCCATTTAATGTTTTCCACATTTTTTCTTTTTCCAGTTCCTCCAACCACTCTTGCTCGCCGGCAAAGGTACTGGTATTGGCCAACATTTCGTCTACAGCAAATTTTACACGATAAAGATCTTGTTTGCAAGGCCAATTGACAAATCCAGTTGCATGAGGATCAACCGCCCCGCGATACATTTTGCTGCATTGGGCAATGACATGATCAACATTCCAGTCAATCCTCATGTCAATTGTGTTGCATGTAACTGGGTTTGGCTTCCACGTGGATGGCGTCACTGAACGTGACATCCAATGGCTTTTCGTCGGACATCAACATGATGTCCTTGGGGTCAACTCTACGCAGAGTTTGTCGACCGTTTTCATCTTCAATTTCCAGACCACGTGTCCATCTACCATGGGCCACGCATACCCAATCGCCCACTTGCACATCAGTTTGATCAGGACCCACAGCATACACTCGTCCCCAGCGAGGACGAATTCCTGTGCTCTTGCCATTGTCATTGAGCAGCACAATGCCACCGGCACTGAGGCGTTCATCAAACACCATTTCACTCACAATTACGGAGTCTTTGAGTGGGTGTATCTGATTTCGAGTTAGTTGATGTGGTTGATATGCAAGTTTCTTGGTCATGTATTACCTTTTGGTTCCGGGTTGAGGCGCACGGGCTTGTTGTTGATATTGCTTTTTGACCTGTTCGTTGCGAGTTCTAATGACTTCGTTGTTGTCATCAATCATATCGCCGCGAGCATTTACTCGCATGTTTCCCACGGCTCGAACACGTTCATTTTGCAAACGCAGTGCGCCCATGTCTATGTTTTTTCCATTTGCTGATTTGTATACTTCGCTTGTCATGGCTATCTCCTAAAATTGTATTTAACGCAGGAATTCTGCTGCATCTAAATCATAGTACAGGCTGTCAATGCGATGCACTCCCAATAGATACAATACATAACTGGCCACACTGCTGCCACGCCCCACGCCCCAAATTACACGGTTATCGCGCATGACATCCACTAGATATTTCAAGTAACGCAACAGATTGAACAATCCTCGCTCTTGATACAACAGTAGTTCATGTCCCACTCGCTGTAGCTTTTCTGGTGTGTCACACATGGCGACCACGTACTCAGCAATGTCCAACTGCTGGTATTCCGCGGGCATGTGCCAATTGCGCTGTTGTAGGCTATCCCAGTTGGGTACTGAAATATCACTGT